CATGAAAAAGTTCATCGAAGATATGGAAGAACGCACAGGCATTCACTGGGGGCTCATGATGCTGTATTTGTTGGCCGCCGCAGTGATTCTCATGGACATGTTGGTGTGGAGGCCAAATTGAATGACATAGAACGCATCATTGTGGACACCAACAAGGTTTTGGAGAGGATTGAGCCAAGGGTCAAAAAGTACTTCTTAAAGCTCACCAAGACCCATGGACAAGCCGTAAGCATCAATGTATCGGCTGACTTAGCAACGAGCATGTTGGCCATGGTCATGCTGATGGCTGAAGACAACGGCCTGAGCAAAGAGCAACAATCCGACTTCCTCAGCGGGATATACAGAGATGTCCTAGAGAAGTACAAACACACTCTAGCAGACTGGGAAACAGAGAGCGTTATCCTCAGAGCCAAGACCAACCACAAGGGATTTACCTGTAGACCGTTGGATTAGGGAAACTACCTACAAAATAAATGTTGACACAACAATCTAACTTTGAGTTATACTGTAGTCACTGCAACGGAGCAGGTTTATAACAAGGAGTTAGAAATGCAAACAAATTACAAAAAATGCGTAGAACTAGCAAATGCAATTGATGCTAAAACAATCCAAGCAGGTATTGGCCCTGTTACAGATTTAGGAGTTGATTGTGAGAATGTTACTGATGCTGAAGGTAATTTTTGGGCAAACGACAATTCAGAAGAATTTTGGGCGAAAGTTTTACTTTTAATCCCTGCATCAGCAGGTATGCGTATCGCAGAATCTGGCTTAGAACCAAATGATTTTGGCATTGATTATTAATCGGAGATCAAAATGTCACACATCGCAGAAATTGAAACCAGAATTGCAGGCATCCCTTGCATCATCGGAGTTAAAAGCTTTGAGTCACAAGGCGGTAGCTACAGTTATAACGCCGCAAGCGATTACGACTACTACGGTTACACTGAGATCGATTGGGAAGTCTTAGACCGTAAGGGTTACAAGGCAGATTGGTTGGCTCGCAAAATGACTTCACGCGACGAGCTCATGATTGAAAGCGCAATTGTTAAACACTTCGAAGAGGAGCAGGAATATGAGTTTTGATACATTTAAAACCATGAAAGAGACATACGCAGAGAGTGATCACACTCTCATGGACAAATTGGTTAAGGACGCGCTCGAGACGCGCCCAATGGTGGCGTATTGCGACTACATCGCATACCAGATCCAAAAGAACCTCAAGGCTTTGGACACTATGCATGACAAGCTTTTGGCAAGCGTGGGTAGCATGAAGTTCGATGTGGACGAGGAGGGCAACTTTCGCTCCACTAAGAAAACCATCCACGTCGAGGACAGATACGGTAAGAAATACACAATCACAGTGGAAGAAAACAATGGCAACTAAAGCACCAACAAAGAAGGTCGCGGCGAAAAAAGCGCCTGAGACGGCCGAAAAGACATACAGCATGCCAATGGAAGTCCACGATTGGATAGAGAGGGCAAACTCGATCATTAACCACCAGAAGGGGGAGATCGAGCGCCTCAAGGCAGAAATCAAGGATTTGAAGAGCTACAAGAAATGGGCCGAGCACCGCATATTGCGCAGTGATCAAGAAGAGTAATAGAATGCAAGGGTACCAACGAGGGTACTTTCTTTGCAGTTGCTTTGGGTAAGGCAATACTTTAGGGAGAGCTAAACACTCTCCCTTTTTTTTATTTACTGAAATATCAACAATAAGTTACACTCTGGGCTAAATGCGCTGAAAGTATCGCGCGAAAGGAAACAGAGATGACAAAACGAAAAGATCCATCCGAATTCAAACCGAATGGAAGGCCATCAAGCTACACAATAGAGAAGGCAACAAACCTTTGCATAAGGCTATCACTGGGAGAGAGCCTACAAGGAATTTGTAAGGACGAAGACATGCCAAGCCAAGCAACGGTGTATATTTGGTTGAGAGAACATCCAGAGTTCTTAGAGATGTACACGCGTGCGCGTGAAGAGCAGGCTGAGACTCACGCTGACGAAATCGTGTCTATTGCAGATGAGACGCCTGAGGTTGTGCCAGTGTTCGACAAGGAAGGGAACCAGATCGACGTCAAGCTTGATTCGGCTTACATCCAGTGGCAGAGACAAAGGATTGATGCACGCAAGTGGAATGCGGCCAAACAGCGCCCACGCAAGTACGGAGAGCGCATCACGCACTCTGGCGACGATACGAACCCTGTGGTGGTAGAGAACAACATGAACGTGTTCGGCGAGCTCCTCAAGGCCATCAAGATGCAAAGGCAAGCCGAATGAGTGTCGTTGACGCGATACTAAACGACGAACCAACTCTTTTTGAAGAGTTTAAGAAACTCACCCCTGTCAATCAGATAGCCTTCAATTGGCAGATGAAGTGGCTCAAGGCGGCCCACAAGCACCAAATCGAGCCCGCAGGGGATTGGTGGGCCATCTGGCTCATGCTTGCAGGTCGTGGAGCAGGCAAGACCCGCGCGGCGGCCGAGACACTGGCGGCATGGGCATGGAACCAACCCAACACACGATGGCTCGTGTCGGCCCCTACCAGTGGCGACGTCAAGGGCACCTGCTTTGAGGGCGATTCTGGCCTGCTCTCCATCATCCCCAAGGAGCTTGTGGCCGACTACAACAAAGCCCTTCACGAGATCAAGCTAGTCAATGGCTCATTCATAAAGGGCATCCCTGCATCAGAACCTGAGCGTTTCCGCGGCCCCCAGTTCCACGGAGGATGGTTGGACGAGTTGGCCGCATGGGAATACCTGCAAGATTCATGGGACATGATTCAGTTCGGTATCCGATTGGGTAAGCACACCAAGCTGATTTGCTCCACCACTCCAAAGCCCAAGGACTTGATCCTTGACCTCGTGGGGCGCGAGGGCGACGACGTGGTGGTGACCAAAGCATCGACGTACTCGAACATCGCGAATCTGGCTCCATCGTTCCAGAAACAGATTCTCCAGTACGAGGGCACAAACCTTGGCCGCCAAGAGATCCACGCCGAGTTGATCGACATGGAAGAGTCAGGCATCGTTAAGCGTACATGGTTCAGGCTCTGGCCCGACAACAAACCCTTTCCCAAGCTCGAATACATCATTCAGAGCTATGACTGCGCGACATCGGATAAGACATACAACGATCCCACAGGATCGATCACCATGGGCGTATTCAAGCCCTTAGACGGCGGCATGAGCGTATTGATCCTAGACTGTTGGCAAGAGCACCTGCAATACCCTGATCTCCGCCCCAAAGTGCTCGACGAGTACGAGGTTGTGTACGGCGAAGGGAAGAACAAAAAGCTTGTGGATCTGGTTCTGGTGGAGGACAAGAGCGCAGGCATATCGCTGATCCAAGACTTGCAGAGAGCGCACCTGCCTGTGCATGCGTATAACCCTGGCCGTGCAGATAAGATACAGCGCCTATCCATCGTGGCCAACATCATCAAGGCAGGCCGAGTGTGGATACCTGAGTCGAGCAAACGCAAAGGGTTCGTAAGGGACTGGGCCGAGGGCATGGTGAGCCAAATCTGCTCCTTCCCTGAGACGGCTCACGATGAGTTTGTGGACTGCATCAGCCAAGGGCTAAGGTATTTGAGGGATGCGGGATGGATCAGTATTGATGCACCCCCAAGAGAGGAGATCGAGCTCGAGGACATCACCGACGCGGAAATCTTCAATATGAGAGGTAGACAAAACCCCTACTCAGCGTAGGGAATAGTAATTTGATTACTAGTCAGAAACCAAATGGAGACAACATGGCAAACGACGGCTTTATGTATGTGGAAGAGAGTCAGCAGACTTACAAAAGGGTTGTGCACCTCGATGGAGTGCGAACGACGGTGTGTGAAAACCGATTCGAGATTACCGTGCAACCTCATTGTGAAATCTGGGAGCAACTTGCAGTCCAACAGCTTAGAGAATGGATACGTTGGAGGAAAGCCCAAGAGGAGTTGCAAAACACTCGGAGTGTGCCAAGGTGATGGGCGTTGCTCAGATTGTCCGTCAATAGGATAATGGCGCAATGAACAAGCCTAAGCACAAATATCCACATGCTCATGCCCATGAACAGGCACGTCTCAATGCCATTAAGACATTGGGCTTGCATGAACATAACACGGCTGAGGACAGAGCTCGAGCCCTTGGTTTTGACTTAAACGAAAAGCTTTATCACGGCACAAACAGCGAGTTCCCCGCATTTGAAAAGCATCCACGATATGGTGCAGGCACTTACGCTACAGAAGACCCAGAGATCGCTGACATCTATGCTATGGGTGAACGTCGTGAAGGCAATGCGCATCCGAATGTGGTGCCAATTGTTGCTAGGGGTAAAAAGCTTACCGTATCGGACTTGCACCCTGAAGATCCTCATTCAGGTGGATGGTTTAGGGATAACATGGCCAAGGCCACAGGCATGCCCAAGACTCGTCGCATGGAAGAGCAATTGCCAAAACATGGCTATGACCGCCTTCAGATCAATGACATGTCGGATTTGGGTGGAGTGCAGACACAACACATGTTTCCTGATCCTTCAGTAATACGCTCACGATTCGCCGCATTTGATCCTCATAGAGTCCATGAAAACGATTTACTTGCCGCCAAAGGTGGTAAGGTTCCTTCAGTTGCTCAGATGAAAATAGAATTGAAAGGGCGCGAGCTCCCAGTGACAATGCATCCCATCGAGCAACGCGAAGGCAACCAGTTGGTGCATGTCAACCCCAACACATTCGACAAGGCTTTCCAAGGCACGGATTGGCAGTATGTAGGTCAAGGCGGTAAGGGCGGCATCGAGGGCCGCTACAACCGTTTTGGTGACTTTGTAAAGAATGTTCCATCAATCAGAGCCAGTAACGCAACAGTCAACAAGAATGGCTCAGTTGTCTTTGGCGATGGCCGACACCGCTATGCATATTTGAGAGATCAAGGGCTAGAAAGTATCCCAATGTCCATGGACAAAGAATCAATTGAGCATGCCAAAAAACACGGCTATTTGCATGAAGCTAATGGTGGCTCAGTAATGGGCATCAATGTCAAGTCAGACACCAAAGCAGGCCGCAGATATGCCGACATGATTGTGGATGGCCACAAGACTCTTGAGTCACGCAATGGCGATTCTTTGCGTCCATATGTAGGTAAACGAGTGGCCATTGTCAGAACTGGTGAAGGGCCTGCCAAGGCAATTGGTGAAGTAACCATTGGTGAGCCCATGGTGGCCAACAAGAAAAAGTTTCGGTCACTGGAAGATAAGCATCATGTGCCAGAAGGTTCAGCCTTTGATATCAATACGCCAACAAAACACTTGTATCCCATGCATGATCCAGTACGTTACAAAAAAGAAAGAGACGTAGGTCATGGAATCATAGCACGCAAGGTAATGCATAAAGCCAAAGGTGGCATAGTATCAATGCTACGCAAGCATGGACGCCCAGTAGACAGCGACTTAGATGCTATGAAAAAGATGAGCAATGGTCATAGAGTATTCATAGCCCATGAGCAAGATGAAAAACCTAGAGAGATTACATCTGTAAGTGAGATGCATGGTTATACCCCAGATCAAATATACACAATAGACCCAAAGCATTTTATGCAACACAAAGCAATTGGAGGCTCCATGCAACCACAATCAGAACCCACACTAGCTCAAATGCGCCTTGAGGTTGCCCGTCATAGCAACCCCGCAGTGATGAACAACATCGGCGTCAATGAAGCCGTGGACATCGATCCAAAGATGTTTGTTAACCCCAATCCCAATTCATCTGGATTGCCTGATGTGGGTGGCGTGAAGACTGACAAAGGCGCTTTGCCTGTTGGTGGCGTAGACGTCAATCCAATGATGGCGGGCACACAGTTCATGCCCCAACAACCACAGCAACAGCCACCACAAGGCCAACAAAGCCCATTCCCTAGCATGGCTCCTTCTGGCTCTGGCATGCCCCAAAGTCCAAGCAATATCTTGAACCTGACGCCTCAAGGTCAAGCCATGAGCGCCATCAAGCCACCTATGACACCTAATATGGCCAAAGGTGGTGCAGTCGGTCACTTTGCCAAAGGCGGAAGCCAGAAAGAAAAAGCAGAAGAGTCTAAGCGTATTCTGGTGGAAGCCACAGGGCCAAATGGCATCAAGGGTATTGTTATTCCACGTCACATGTTGGAAGGCAAGACCTATGGTGGTACTGGGCCTAAAGCAGGACAGAAAGTTGAAGGACTGCTTGATCTAAACAAAGCAAGAGCTAAAGTTTATGGATCAGAAAATCGTCCACCGTTAAACATTGGACAGATGGGCAGAATTCACAAGCAAGTATTGAGTGATCACTTTTCCAAACCAATTGATGAGCAAACAGCGGCCGAAAAAGAAGCGTTAGAAAGATTGCGCGAAGCCAAGCACATTGGATCTAAGGCAAACACATTGGATGAGAGCGAGAAGCTTGATACAGTGCGTCACGAGACTGATGACCAAGGACGTACTCAT